CGTACGTGATCGGGCATCCGTCGCCCAACGACGGGCGCCGGCATCGGGGCACGGGGCAGACGTCTGGCGTCGCGGACCTGTGGCTCATGCTGGGGGCCGTCCGCACGCGCGACGGCCACGAGTGGCCGCCGCTCGGGCTCTGGTGGGAGGTCAAGCGCGCCGGAGGCCGGCGCAGTCCGGCGCAAGAGGCCTTCGGTGCCCAGTGCGAGGCGGCGCACCAGCCGTACGGCGTGGGCACGCTCGACGACTTCCTCGCCTGGCTGATTCGGCATGGCCGGCTCCGGCCCGACCAGGTCGCCCACTATCACCTGCCGGCCGAGCCGGTCGGTGTCCCGGGGTCGTGATGGCGAAGGTCAGAGACGGGCGGGTCTGGTGTGAGGGCTGCCGGGCCTGGTTTGAGACGATCACCGCGTACCGGGCGCATCGGCCCGCCTGCGGGCGTGTGCACGCTCTGGTCGAGGCGCGGGACCACGGTGCGCCCGCGTTAACGCTGCTCGGCTCGGCCAGCGTGACCGAGCAGGTGGCGTCGGTCTGTCGGCGGGCGGCCTTGGTCAACGCGGCCGCGGCGCTCGATCGGGTGACGGAACGGTTGCGCGGGCTCGCGCACGTCATGACGGAGGTGCGGTGAGCCGGGCGCGGAAGGCGGCTCGGCCGGCGAAGCGGACCGTGCGTCGCGCGCGCGGTGGGCTGACGGTGAAGCAGCGTCGCTTCGTGGCCGAGTACCTCGTCGACAGCAACGCGACGCAGGCGGCCATCCGGGCCGGCTACTCAAAGGCGACGGCCAACGAACAGGGCGCTCGGCTGTTAGCAAAAGCTAGTGTGCAGCAGGCCGTCGCGGCGGGCCAGCAGCGCATCGAAACCAAGCTGGCCGTCAGCGCGGACCAGATTGCCCAGGAGCTCGCGAAGCTGGGCTTTTCCAACATGCTCGACTACATCCGGATCGGGCCACACGGGCACCCAAACATCGACTTGTCGGCGCTCAGTCGGGACCAAGCCTCGGCCCTGACGTCGGTCCGCATCGACGAGTACATGGACGGGGTTGGCGAGCACGCCCGGCCCGTGAAGAAGGTCGAGTTCCGGCTGGCCGACAAGCGCGCGGCGCTCGTGGACCTGGCGAAGCTGCTCGGCTTCTGGAAGGAACGGCACGAGGTCGAGGTGGGCTGGGCGGACCTCCTCGCGGAGATCGACGCGCGGCGGCAGGCGGTGCCGGCCAAGAGGCCGACGCCGGCCAAGAGGTCGAGGCGGTGAACGAGCGGGAGGCGTTGCGGCGCACGCTGACGCAGGTCGTGGAGCGGTGGCACGACGAGCCGGTGACCTTCGTGCGCGAGTGCCTGGGCGCTGAGCCGGACCCGTGGCAAGCCGAGGCGCTCCGGGGCGTGGCCGGCTCGAACCGCCTGGCGCTGGCGGCCTGCAAGAATCCTGGGAAGACGGCCGTCCTCGCGTGGATCGTGCTCTGGTTCCTCGTGACGCGGTCGCACGCGAAGATCGGGTGTACGGCCGTCACGGGCGACAACCTGCGGGACAACCTCTGGGCCGAGCTTGCGAAGTGGCGCGGGCACTCCAAACTGCTCCAGGCGACGACGACGTGGACGAAGACGCGGCTCTTCGTGAACGAAGCGCCGGAGACCTGGTTCGCGACGGCGCGCCAGTGGCCGAAGAAGGCCGACCCGCAGGCCCAGGCCGACGCGCTCGCGGGGCTGCACGCCGACTACGTGATGTTCGTGCTCGACGAGTCGGGCTCCATCCCGCAGGCGGTCATGGTGACGGCCGAGGCGGTCCTCGGTTCGGGGAAGGAAGCCAAGGTGGTCCAGGCCGGCAACACCAACTCGCCCGTGGGGCCGCTCTACCGGGCGGTGGTGACCGACCGGCATCTCTGGCACGTCGTCCGGGTGACCGGCGACCCGGACGATCCGAAGCGCGCGCCGCGCGTGTCGCTCGACTGGGCGCGCCAGCAGATTGCGACCTACGGGCGCGAGAACCCGTGGGTCATGGTCAACGTGCTCGGGCAGTTCCCGCCGGCGGCCTTCAACGCGCTCTTCGGTGTCGACGAGGTCGAGCGCGCGATGGGCGCGCATCTGCGGCCGGACGCGTACACGTGGGCGCAGAAGCGGCTCGGGATTGACATCGCGCGCTTCGGCGACGACCGGACCGTCCTCTTCCCGCGGCAGGGCCTGGCGTCGTTCATGCCGACCGTGATGCGGCACCAGCGCGCGCACCGGCTCCCCGACGGTCGGTGGCAGTCGGCCGAGGCGGTGTCGAACGTGGTCGCCGGCGCCGCGCTCAACGGCATCAAGAACTGGGGCGCGGAGATCGTGCTGATTGATGCGACCGGCGGCTGGGGCGCGGGGGCGCGCGACATCCTGACGACGGGAGGCGTGACCGTGATCGAGGTCCAGGCGGCCGCGCCGGCCTTCGACCCGCGGTACGCGAATCGCCGAGCCGAGTGCTGGTTCGCGGGGAGCGAGTGGCTCCGCCGCGGGGGCGTGCTGCCGCCCGTGCCAGAGCTCGTGGCCGAACTGACGACGCCGACCTACACGTTCGACCATCGGGGCAAGTTCATCGTCGAGGCGAAGGACCAGGTCAAGCCGCGGCTCGACGGCCGGTCGCCGGACCTGGCCGACGCGCTGATGCAGACGTTCGGGCTGCCTGAGATGCCGGGTGGCAGCTCGGACGTCGCGGCCGCCTACGCGCGGCAGGGCGGCGTCGAGACGGACTTCGACCCGTACCGGCTAAGTGGAGAGGAGGGCTAAGCGATGACCGACCGAGACGCGGCGATCCGGCAGGCGCTGGAGTTGGAGTTGTCACGTTTGCCTGGCGACGTGCATCCGCGATACGTGCGCCAGTCAGATGCGCTACGGTGGCCGACCTTGCGCGGACGCTCTGGGAGACCACACACGACTACGAACGGCGCGCCGAGCAAGCCGAAGCCGAGCGGGACGAGGCGCGACAGGTGCCGCGAAAGTAGCTGACGGACGATTGAGATGACGCCAGCCCTCCCTGATCCCGAACGCTGCCGCCGGTGCGGCGAGTTGAGTCGCGTGATCGACACGCGACGGCTGGCGAGCTATCGGCGTCGCCGGCGGGAGTGCGTCGGGTGCGGGCGCCGGTGGACAACCTGGGAGGTTCGGATCAATCCGCGCCGGTTGCATCAGCAAACACCATAGGTAGTGTCGCGTTTGTTCGACCGGCTCGCCGCCGGCATGATGCGAGCCGGTATGGCCGTGCGCATTCCGATCGCTGAGGCGAGGACGCTCACGCCGGAGGAGACGGCGCAGCTCTACGCGCGGTTTGGCATCGACCCCACTGCGCCGCGGCGCACGGGGCGGGTGCGTCGGCTGGGTGGTCAGCCGGGCGCGACCGTCTTGGGCGGCCAGAGCGGCGGGCAGGCGACGGCGCCGACGACGCCGGCCGACTGGGAGACGTGGTTTCGGGCCCTCGTCGAGGGCAAGACGCCGTCGCTCGAGACGCTCGAGAGCCTGGTGCCCCAGCTCACCGCGGTCGGCGCCGGCCTCGAATACAACGCCCGGCGTACGGGCGCTGACCTGCGGTTGCCCGACGGCACGATCGTCGACGTCGTCGTGGGCCTCGAAAATCCGGACGTCTCGGCGCGGAGCTGGAGCTTCCAACTCCCGGAGGGCGCCGGCGCCGGCGGCGGCCGCCGATCGGATGACGCCACGAGCACGGGTGACGTGGCGGTCTCGCGTGATGAGCTCTTCGCGCTCGGCGGGCGCGGCTACGCGGCCGCCCAGGCCGCCGCGCGGCGGCAGCGCGCGCGGGCGGGCGTGGGCGGCCGGCAGGGCACGATCCTCGGCGGGTTCGGCGGTGGGCGGCCGACGACCCGGCCGACCGTGCTCGGGGGCTACTGAGCGTGCCGCGCGACTACGTCCTCGACGGCCGGACGAAGCGGGAGCGGTACCTGCAGCTCAAGCAGGCGCTCTACACCGAGCGCAGCTCGTTCGACGCGCACTGGCGGGACCTGGCGACGTGGGTCCGGCCGCGGCGCGAGCGCTTCGCCGTGACGGACCGCAACCGGGGCGATCGGCGTAACCAGGCCATCATCGATAACACGGCGACGACCGCGCTCCGCACGCTCCAGTCGGGCATGCACGCCGGGATGACGTCGCCAGCCCGGCCCTGGTTCGCGCTCACCACGCCCGATCCGGCGCTCGCCGAGTTCGGCCCGGTCAAGGCCTGGCTGCACACGGTCACCCAGCGGCTGCAGATCCTCTTCCTGCGCTCGAACGTCTACAACTCGCTCCACACGATCTACGGCGACATGGGCCTCTTCGGCACGGGCGCGCTCATGGTCTGGGAGGACCTCGAGGACTTCCTGCACACGGGCACGTACGCGATCGGGACCTACGCCGTGGCGATGGGTGCGCGGGGCCGGCCGACGACCTTCGTCCGGGAGTACGACCTCACGGTCGAGCAGCTCATCGAGGAGTTCGGCGGCGTCGACGGGCGGCCGCTCGCACCGCGCGAGCGCATCGATCGATCCCGGTTCTCGCCGCATGTGCTCAACGCCTGGGATCTGGGCAACTACCAGACGCCCGTCCGGGTGTGCTGGGTTGTCACCCGCAACCGGGCGGCCGATGCCTCCAGGCTCGACGCGTCGCGCTGGCCGATCGTGAGCTGCACCTTCGAGGTGGGTCAGAGCCAGGAGGATCCGCAGGAGCGGTATCTGCGCGAGGGCGGCTTCGACGAGTGGCCGGTGCTCGTGCCGCGCTGGGACGCGACCGACGAGGACGCCTACGGCAGCGACTGCCCGGGCATGGTCGCGCTCGGCGATGTGCGCCAGCTCCAGGCCGAGCAGAAGCGCAAGGGCCAGGCGCTCGAGAAGACGCTCAACCCGCCCGTGACCGCCCCGACGCACCTGAAGAACCAGCAGGTCTCGCTCATCCCCGGCCGGCCGACGTACGTCGATCTGCGCGAGGGGCAGAGCGGCATCAAGCCCATCCACGAAGTCAAGTACCCGGTGAGCGACGTGACGATGGACATCCGGGAAGTGCAGTACCGGATCCGCCAGGCCTTCTTCGCTGATCTCTTCCTGATGCTCGGGCAGAGCGACCCGTCACGCGGCGCGCAGCCACTGACCGCGCGCGAAGTCGAGGAGCGGCACGAAGAGAAGCTCATGGCGCTCGGGCCGGTGCTCGAGCGGACCAACAAGGAACTGCTCGATCCACTCATCGACCGCGTGTACAGCATGGCGCAGCGCGCCTCGCAGGACGCCTGGGCGCGCGGCGAGGACGGGCTCTTGCCGCGCCCGCCGGCTGACCTCGAGGATGTCGACCTCGGCGTGCGCTACACGTCCATCATGGCGGCCGCGCTCAAGATGGTCGGCATCGCCGCGACCGATCGGTTCGTCCGCTCCGTCGGCGCCGTGTCGACCGCGTGGCCAGAGGCGCTCTTCAAGGTCGATGGCCAGCAGCTCGTCGACGAGTACGCCGAGCAGACGGGCGTGAGCCCGCGCGTCGTGCGCGCCGACGAGGAGGCCGCGGCGATGGTCCAGGCGGCCCAGCAGGCCGCGGCCCGACAGCAGCAGGTCGAGGAAGCGGCCGTCGCGGCCAAGAGCACGCGCGAGATGAGCGCGGCCTCGCTCGCCGACGATAGCGCGCTCCGCCGCATCGTCGAAGGTGGCGCCCGCTGATGGCCCGCCGGAGCTCGGGCCGGGGTGTGCTGGTCGACAACGCGGCCGATCCGCAGCAGGTCGCGCGGGCCGACCGGATCGAGCGCGAGCGGGCGGCGCGTGACGCGAACGACGCGCGCTGGGTGCTCTCGACACCGGTCGGGCGTCGGTTCGTGCGGAAGTGGCTTATCGAGCGGACGGGCGTGTACCGCTCGGCGTTCGCGCAGGACCCGATCATCATGGCGGGCCTGGCGGCCGTGCAGCAGGAGGGGCAGACGTTCATCGCCTACCTCGAGGAGACCTGCCCGGAGCGGTACGAGGAAGTCGAGCGCGAGGCGCGGGCCGAGCGCGTGCGGACGTCGCAGGAGTCGGCGGCCTCCCACGCGGCGACGGCGCCGGCCGACGAGGCGAGTGAGGGATCGAGGGACGGGGACGCGCAAGGGTGAGCCCGTCAGAGCTGGGACCGCGGGGAGCCGCCGCTCCCGCGAGGCTTGACGCAGAGGGGCGCGCAGCGGGACGAGCGGCAAGGCCCGCAGTGTTGTGAATTGGGAGTAGACGATGCCTGACGATCCGAAACCGGCCGACCCCAACCCGACCGACCCGCCGGCCCCCGCGCCGGCCGAACCGAACCCGGCGGACCCGAAGCCCGCCGACCCGAACCCCGCGGATCCTCCGCCTTCCCCGTCACCGCCGGACGGCGCGCCACCTGCGCAGCCGGAAGCGTTCGACGCCGCGAAGCTGACGGTCCCGGATGGTGCGCCCAAGGACGCGGCGTGGCTCAGCGCACTCGCCGAAGAGGCGAAGGCCCTCGAGCTGACGCAGGTCCAGGCGCAGAAGTACGTCGAGGCGCGAGCCCAGGAGCTCCGGGCGACCGTGGCCGAGGACGAGCGACAGCTAGCCGCGGCCAAGGCTGACCCGACGCTCGGGGGCCCGCAGTGGGAGACCACGCAGGCGCACGTGCAGAAGGGGCTCGACTGGGCGCTCCAGACGAGCTCGGCCGACGAGGCCCGCTACGTGCGTGAGCAGTTTACGGCGCGTGGACTCGGCAACGACAAGGCCTTCCTCCGGCTCTTTGCCCGCATCGGCAAGGCGCTCCAGGAGGATCAGCCGCTGAGCGGGGGCGGGACGGGCGGCGGCGGGACGGGACCCACGAAGTCCACCGCCGACATCCTGTACCCGAAGACGGCGGCGACGGCCTGAGAGGGGAGTCAGACATGATTCGGACACTGAAGTATTGCGCCGCGCTGGTGGCGGCCGTCCTCCTGGGCGGCGACGTACTCGCAGCGGCCTCGCTCGCCGGCGCGTCGCCGGCGGGCTTCGACCTGGGCGCCTGGCTGGGCGCGTCGGAGGTCACGGTCGGGTTCCTGATCATCGGGGCCACGCTCGCGACCAACGCCCTCACGCTGGCCGATCTGGCCAAGCGGCTCGGTCCGGACGACATGGTCGCCCGCATCATCGAGCTCTTGCGCCAGACGAACCCGATCCTCGAGGAGATGCCGTGGCTCGAGGGCAACCTCATCAGCGGGCATCGGACGACGGTCCGAACCGGTCTCCCGACGGTGGCCTGGCGCCTGCTGAACGCCGGCATTCAGCCGAGCAAGTCTCACACCGCGCAGATCGACGAGCCGGTCGGGATGCTCGAGGCGTACTCGTCGGTGGACAAGGACCTAGCGGAGCTGGGCGGGCAGGTGAACGCCGTGCGGCTCTCCGAAGCGCGGGCCTTCATCGAGGCCATGAACCAGGAGATGGCCCAGACGCTCTTCTACGGGGCGGCCACGTCGCCCGAGGAGTTCGTCGGGCTCTCGCCGCGCTACTCGGCGCTCACCGGCGCGGGCAACTCCGACAACGTCATCGACGGGGGGAGCAACGACACCGACAACGCGTCGATCTGGCTGATCGCGTGGGACGCTGAGACGCTCTGCGGCATCTACCCGAAGGGGTCGCGTGCGGGCCTCTCGCACGAGGACCTCGGGCTCGACACGGTCGAGAACGCCGGCGGCGTCACGGGCGCGCTCATGCGGGCGTACCGGGATCACTGGCAGTGGAAGGCGGGGATCGCGGTGAAGGACTGGCGGTACGCCGTCCGGATCGCGAACATCGAAGTCTCGGACCTGACCTTCGACGCGGCGACCGGCGCGAACCTCGTGAACCTGATGACCGATGCCGAGGAGCGCATCCCGAACGAGCTCGGCACGCGGGCGTTCTACATGAACCGCACGCTGCGCCGGTACCTGCGGCACCAGTCGAACAAGTACGTCCAGTCGGGCGGCGGGACCACGTTCGAGAACATCGGCGGCAAGCGCGTGATGATGTTCGGGACGACCCCGGTCCGCGTGACCGACGCGCTCATCAACACCGAGGCGGTCGTCAGCTAGGCGGCTGGCGGTCGATGACTGCGTGGGTCGCCCCGGCGGCCCACGCCCTTTCAGCAGGAGAGACAGCATGATTCTCGACGCCCTTCTTCAGGTGAGCGCCGCCCAGCAGGTCACCGCCGATGCCGTGAGTGAGAACACGGTCGACTTCGGCGATGTCACGCCGAAGCGGAAGGTCGCCGTCGGCGAGCCGCTCGCGCTCGTCGTGGCGATCACGGCGCTCGGCACCACCACCGGCAGCGCGGTCTTCCAGGTGATTCAGTCGGCGGCCGCGGCGCTCACGTCGCCGCAGGTCATCGGCTCGATCGCGCTGGCCACGGCCGATCTGGCCGTCGGCAAGGTCTACATCATCCCGCTCGGCCAGGGGATCCCGGCCTTGCGGTACGCGGGGGCCAACTTCGACATCACCGGGACCGTCGACTTCACGGTCGACGCGTTCATCACGCCGCTCCAGATGGCCTCGATCCTCGCGGAGACGTACGCGAAGAACTACGCGGTCTAGCGACCGACACAGGGCGCCGGCAGGTCACGCGGCCTGCCGGCGTCGATCGGGTGGTGATCGACGGGAGGCAGCATGGCGAAGCACAAGCAGACGACCCCTCATCAGGCGGCCCGGCGCGAGCCGGCCGCACCGGCGTCGGCGCGCATCCGCGTGCGGGCGACGCAGCTCGGCTACTACGGCGAGGCGCGCCGGCGGGTCGGCGACGTGTTCGAGATCGCCGACGCGCGGCACTTCTCCAAGAAGTGGATGGTGCGCGTATCGGAGGACACGCCGCAGTCGCGGACGACCTCACGGCAGGCGCTGCGCGAAGAGCACGCGGCACTCGTAGCCAAGGCGACGCCGCCCAAGCCGCCGACCGCCGACGACGAGGCGACGCCGACCGGCGCGGCCAAGGTCCTCGGCGAGTAAGCGCCGCCGATGGCCGTCCAGCAGGCGCCTGGCTGGGCGTTCCGCGCCGCCTCTCCGGATGCGACCGGGACGACCTCGCTCGTCATCACCAAGCCGACCGGGACCCTTGACGGGGACATCCTTACGATGCACCTGTCGCACAAGGGCCTCGATTGGGCCGTGCTGCCGGCCGGCTGGACGCTCGTCGCGCGGGATCTGATGGGCGACACGCGCGTCGAGGTGCATTGGAAGCGCGCGGCGGCCGAAGGCGCCGACTACACCATCACGGGGCTCGCGAGTTCCGCCTCGGGGTTCATCCTCGCGCACCCGGGCGGCCTGGCCTCCGGCGACGTCGTCGAGGGCGCGGCCGCGGCGCCGTGGACGGCGGGGCCGTTCAGCCTCAAGCGGGGCCCGGCCTCGATCGACACAGTGAGCCCACACGCGCTCGTGCTCGTCACGATCGGCACGGGTGCGAACGTCACGCCCGGCAGCGTCGGCAACCAGGACGCGCGCTCGAATCCGGACCTCACGCTCATTCCGCAGCGGGCGGTCGCCGGGACGGCGGCCGGCGGCGGGACGTCGATCGCGTGTGCGGATGCGATCGCGGTCGTGCCGGGCGAGACCGGGCAGATGCTCTACACGGCCGTCGCCACCAACGCCGTCTGCATCGTGACCGTGCTCACGCCGCAGCCGACCGTCGACGTCGCCGGCACGACGTACTACCTCACGACGATCCCGCCACCCATTCGCGTCGACGGGTCGCCGCGCGGGCACTGGGATGCCCACTACGGCGCGGCGCGTGGGCGGACGCCGCCGGCGACCTGGACGCTCGACCGCCGCAAGTCGGGCGCCGGGCCGCTCGCCTCGCGCGAGATGTTCACGAATCAGCAAGCCAACTACGATCTCCTCATCGCCCGCTGGATGAGCCCGCCGATCCGGCCGCAGACCTTTGACGGCACGGTCGACCTGGTCTGGCTCATCGGGCAGAGCTGGAACGACGAGCCCCTCGGGGCGCTCGATCTCTCGGTCGTGCGCACGAAGCTGCACGTCTACATCACCGAGGGCCGGACGGAGAAGGTCCGGGCGACGCTGCTCAACGCCTACATCGACCCGACCGACTGGCCCTTCAATGTCGTCGAGGTGACTGCGCTTGCCGCGGCGGCCGCGCTCACGCCAGGCGCGGCCCACTACGGCGATTGCCTGATGGTCGAGATCGGGGTGCGCGTCGTGAGCTCGCCGAGCCCCGACCCCCTGTATCCACCGGCGGAGTGGACCCAGATGCCGATCGTCGGCGTCGGGGCGACCAACCAGGCGGCCTCGACCGCCAACTACGCGGGCGTGCCCTATCTCGACGCGGTCGTCGGGGTCGCCGGCTCGACGCAGGTGCCCTACGTGCAGTTCTCGCACGTCGTCGAGGAGCTCGACGAGGCCGAGATCCTGGCGCTCGACGCGCAGCCGACGCACCTGACGCCGGCGACGGCCAAGCCCATCCTGACGCTGCCCTACCAGGAACCCGGCCAAGTCACCGACCGGATCGCGTCGCTCGGCCGGCGGCTCTGGTACACGTGGACGGCCGAGGTCGACGAGCCCGTCTGTGCGGTGGCCTTCGGCTCGCAGTGGAACCGGCGCATCCACGTCTTCACCGGGCCGGACGCGGCGACGCTGAGCCTCCTCACAAGCGCGTCCGGGCTGCTCCAGTTCGAAGACTCGGGCGCGACGGCGGGCACGCACGGCGCGCTCCAGAGCGTCTGGTTCCAGGCGACCGCCGGCGAGACCTACTGGATCCAGATCCGATCGGCGGCGCTCTCCGGCGCGCAGGCCTCGTCGGGTGGCGGGTGGACGCGGTTCGGGCTCTTCCGCGCGCGCGCGCCCAAGGTCGACGACGTGTACCTGGCGTCGCGGCCGATCTGCGCGCTCGACGCCTGCGGGACGCTCGTCAACCTGACGGCCGCCTACAGCAGCGAGGGCCCCACCTTCGCGGCGATCGACTACACGCGCCGCCCGATCGAGGACCAGGCGCACGGCGGCGACCCGCACACGGGCGAGCGGCTGCTCGTCGGCATGCACAACTTCCGGCTCGTCGAGATCCTGGACTTGCCGACGCTCTCGAAGGGCGAATTCCAAATCGACTTTCTCGGGGACGTGTGGGACAGCGCCGGCGCCGACCCGCCGAGTGAGCACGTCGCGAGCGGCGTCGTCGACGCCGCGGGCCGGCTCCTCGTGGGGCACTTCGGCGACGGGTACCTCCACGTCTCGGGGCCGCCGCCCTTGCCGAGCTTCCTCTCGCAGCCGAGCGAAGACCCGGCCTCGAGCGCCATCCGCCGTGTCGATGCCACGCACGGCGACCAGCAGACAGGCGCGCCCTGGCCGATCGCGGAGGCCTGGGAGCCCGTCTCGACGCCCGTCAGTCCCCACCATCTGGCGGTCGACCCGGACGGCGACACGGTCTACTACACGTCGGGCGGCTGGTACGTGCCGAAGTCGCAAGTCGGGACGGCGGGCACGAAGGACCTGCGCGCGGCCGTCATCCGCCGGTTCTCGCTCGCGACGGGCACCGCACTCCCTGACTTCGCGACGCTCCCGCTCGACACGTCGGCCAACGCGGGCCTCAGGGGCCTGTGCGTCGTGCCGGGCCACGGGCTCCTCGTCTGCAACGGCGCGCGTGTCGACTGGGTGAATGCCTCCGGCGCGCTCGTGCGCTCGTTGCGGGCCGAGCCGGACGCCGAGCCGTCGTTCGCCGATGTGAAGCTGACCTCGGATGGGCTCGCCGTCGTCGCACACGACGAGGCGCACGGCGTCCTCTACCGCTGGCACCTGCTCTCGGGCGCGCTCATCCGGCGCGTCGACACGTACCTCGGCGACGCGACGCAGCTCGCCCTCTATCAACCCAACGGGATCACGCTCTGCTGGTGAGGCGATGCCTGACGACACCCTGAAGATCCGCATCGCGAACCTGGCGCTGAGCCGCATCGGCCACACCGAGGGCCTGGCCGGGCTCGACGAGGACTCGACCGAGGGCCGGGCCGCCTCAGCCGCGATCGACCACGTGCTCCGCGCGACGCTCCGCGAGCACCCGTGGGGCTTCGCGACGAAGTACGCCGACCCGATGACCGTCGTCGCCGGCGCCGCGCTCACCCCCGTCAATCGCGACTGGACGTTCGCCTACGCGTACCCGAGCGACTGCCTGTTCGTGCGGCGGCTCCTCACCGCGTCGCGGCGGGACTTCAACGCCGATCCGCTCAGCTACCGCGTGGGCCGCGAGGTGGACCAGCTCGTCGTCTACACCGACGAGCCGGACGCGGGGATCGAGTACACGGCCATCTTCGATTGCCCGCTCGAGCTGGCCGACGAGCTCTTCGTCGACGCGTGCGCCTGGCGCATGGCGTCCGAGCTGGCCCCCTCGCTCAGCCGGAACAAGCTCACGACGCGCGAGGCCTACGCCATGTACCTCGGGACGCTCAACCGCGCCGCCGCGGTCACTGAGCGCGAGCAGCAGCAGCCGCCCGACGGTGAGGCGGAGTGGATTCGGGGTCGCTGATGCCGACTGAGGCGGTCATCCAGCGGGCCTTTCTCGGCGGCGAGCTCTCGCCCGCGCTCGGGCTGCGCGCCGACCTGCCCCGCTACGGGCGTGGCCTGCGTCGCTGCCGAAACTGCTGGGTGCGGCGCGAGGGCGGGGTCGAGAACCGGCCCGGTTGGGTCTTCATGACCGCGGCCAAGGTCCAGACGTCCGCGGTGCGCTACATCCCGTTCATCTTCGAGGGCGCCGACCAGACGTACGTGATCGAAGCGGGCCACGAGTACTTCCGCTGGCTCCATCACGGCGCGCCGGTCGTCGTGCCGAACCCGGCGGCCTGGTCGGCCGTGACGGCCTACGTGGTCGGCGACCTGGTCCTCGAGGGCGGGGTGGCCTACTACTGCCTCGCCGACCACACGAACCAGCCGCCGCCCGACGCCGCCTTCTGGTACCCGCTCACGGCGCTCGGGTCGGACTGGATCTACGAGGTGCCCCACCCGTACGCGGCGGCCGATCTGTTCTCGCTCCAGTGGGCGCAGTCGGCCGACGTGCTCACGATCGTGCATCCCGACTACGCGCCGCGCGAGCTCCAGCGGCTCTCGCACACGACCTGGCGGCTGGTCATCGTCGAGACGAAGCCGTGGGCCGATCCGCCCGCGAACCTGGCCGGCACGGCAGCGACCGCCGGCACGCGCACGCTCCGGTACGTCGTGACCGCGGCGAAGGCGGACACCTTCGAGGAGACCTACGCGAGCGCGGTCCTCGAGATCCTCAACGCCGCGGCGCCAACCGAGGACGCGCCGCAGCCGTTCACCTGGGACGCCGTGCCTGGCGCCGGCGAGTACTACGTGCACGCCGACCCGTTCGGCAACGGCGTCGTCGGGTTCATCGGCACGGCGAAGACCAACGCCTTCAGCGATCCCGGCTTCGTGCCCGACTACTCGCTCACGCCGCCGGTCGAGCGTACGCTCTTCGACCAGGTCAACAGCTACCCGGCCGTCGTCGCCTACTACCAGCAGCGGCGCTGGTTCGGCCGGTCGCACGACGACCCGGAGACCGTCTGGGGGTCGCGGGTGGGCGACTACGCGAACTTCGCCATCTCGACGCCCCTCCAGGATGACGACGCCGTCACGTTCGTCTTGGCGGCCAACCTGCTGCACCCGGTCCATCATCTGCTCGCGCTCAAGCGCCTGGTGCTCCTCTCGGACGCCGGCGAGTGGCTCATCCGCGGCGGGGAGGACGGCGGGATTACGCCCACGAGCATCAACCCCGACCAGGAGGGCTACGTCGGCGCCGACCCGCATATCCGCCCACTGCCGATCGCCAACGGCGTCGTCTACGTGCAGGCGCGCGGCACCGTGGTCCGTGATCTGCGCTACGAATTCGAGCGGCAGGGCCTCGGCGGCCGGGACCTCACGATCGTCGCCGGGCATCTATTCGAAGGCGTCGCGCTCCGCGCGCTCGCCTGGCAGCAGCAGCCGTCGCACCTGCTCTGGGCCGTCAGGAGCGACGGCGCGCTCCTGGCCTGCACCTACGTCCCTGAGGAGGAGATCGTCGCCTGGTCGCTCCACACGACGGGCGCCGGCGGCGCGTTCGAGGACGTGGTCGTCGTGCCCGACACGCCCGCCGGCGAGGACGTCCTGTACGCGGTCGTACGGCGGACGATCGGCGGGCAGACGGTGCGCTACCTCGAGCGGCTGCACACGCGCCAGATCGACGACGCGGATCTGGCCGGCACGGCGTTCTTCGTCGACAGCGGGCTCACCTACACGGGGCCGCCGCTCGTCGGCGCGGTGAGCGGCCTCGATCACCTCGAGGGCGAGATCGTGGCCGTGCTCGCCGATGGCCAGGTCGTCTTCGATGGCGACCCGGACCATCCCGACGCCGAGCAGTACCGCGTCGCGGGTGGCCAGGTGAAGCTCCCCGTGCCGGCGATGGTCGTCCATGCCGGCCTGCCGATCCCCTTTCCTGAGATCGAGACGCTCGCGCTCGACGTCGAGGGCTCCTCGGTCCGCGATCGGCGCAAGCGCGTCCAAGGCGTGCGCCTGGTGGTCGACCGCTCGGCGCGCCAGCTCTGGGCCGGCCGGGACGCCGATCACCTCTCGCGTGTCCGGTTGCCGGCCGCCGCGCCGACGAGCCCCATCACGGGCGAGAGCGAGGACCTCGAGGTCACGATCCCCGCGGCCTGGACCGAGCAGGGCCGGCTCGTCATCCGGCACACTGACCCGCTGCCGTTCCGCATCCTCGGCGCCGTGCCGCAGGTCGAGGTCGGCGGCTGATGGCCATCTTCGATGATCGCGACGCGCGGACGTTGCCGGGTGGTGACACCGGGGCCGGGCAGCCGTGGTTCATGTTCGACCCGAACCGGCCGCCCGGCGCGGGCGGCCCCGGCAGCAGTCCCGGCGCCGGCGGCGGCCCGCTGCCTGGTGGCGGCGCGCCACCGGGGGCCCCTGGCGCGCCCGGCGTGCCGCCCGGAGCGCCCGGCGGATTCGACTGGGCGTCGATCTTCCGGAACCCGCTCACGTGGCTCGGCATCGCCGGGTCCGTCCTCGACATCCTCGGCCGGCTCAAGGCCGGCGAGGCCGCGAAGGAGCTGGCCGACTTCAACGCGGCGATGGCCGAGGCCCGCGCACGCGATGCCCTCGCACGCGGCGCCGAGGAGGAGAGCCGCTACCGCCAGGGCGTCAAGGTGCTCATCGGCTCCCAGCGCGCGGGGTTTGCCGCCCAAGGCGTCGACGTCGGCGTGGGCTCGCCCGTCGACGTCACGGCCGATGCGGCCTTCCTCGGGGAGCTCGACGCGCTGACGCTCCGCAACAACGCGCGGCGCGAGGCGTGGGGCTATCGGGTCGAAGCGGAAAACTTCCGGCTCGGCGGCGAGCAGGCGCAGACGGCCGCGCGGTTCGGGGCGGCCTCGACGGCACTCGGGACGACGACGTCGCTCCTCCAGGCGCGGTACGGCTGGGGGGCCCGTGCGTAAGGCCTGGGCGCTCGCGCCGTTCACGCGACACTGGGAGGACCCGGTCTACCGCGTCAGTTGGATCGTCGTGTGCGCGCCGCAACCCAGGTTCCTCGGCGCGGTCCGGCGGGTCGTGCGGCGGCTCGATCGCGCCGACGCCGCCGCGATCCTCACGGCGTTGACCGATGAGGGCACCACGGCCGCCGACCTCGATGGCTGCTTGGGGATGTGCTACCGGCTCGATCCCATCGTCGAGGGGTGCACTGTCCCCGTCGTCGTCATCTGGATCGCCCCGGGCGCCGACATCTCCGTGCTCGTGCACGAGGCCTGGCACGGCGTCTACTGGGTCTTCCGGTCGCGGCACGTGGGGCTCGACGATGGCGGCGACCCGAAGTCGGGCGGCGCCGATGAGCCGCTGGCCTACTACCTGCAGCACGTCGTCCGCGCCGCGCTCGGCCTCGCCAGGCGTGGAGGCCTCTGATGCCGCGGGTCACGACCTACGGCGGTCGCCAGGTCGGAAGCCGGCCGCTGCCGACGCCCTACCGCACGACGGCGCCCTCGGCCGAAAGCTTCGGCGGGGGGCTCGGCCGGCAGATCGCCCAGTTCGGGCTCGGGGTCGTCACGGCCGAGATTGCGAGTCAGCGCCGCGCGGCCGACGAGCTGGCCGTGCTCGAGGCCGAGCGCCAGCTCGGCGACTGGGAACTCCAGCGGCTCTACAACCCGGAGACGGGCGCGCTCACCCGGCAGGGCAAGGACGCCTTCGAGCTGCCCGAGACCGTCGGCGCCGAGCTGCGTGAGATCGGCGGCCAGATTCAGACGCGGCTCACCAACGACCGGCAGCGCGCCGCCTTCGGGCGCGCGCTCGTCTCGCGCCAGGCCTCCGTGTCGCTCCAGCTCCATCGGCACGTCGCGCAGCAGATGCAGCGCTTCGACGCGGAGGAGACGCAAGGGTTCCTGCGCAGTGCCGCCTCGTCGGCGATTGCCAACGCCGGCGACGTCGCGCGCGTGAGCGACGACCTGACGCGCGGCGTCTCGGCGCTCGAGGCCTTCGCGCGCCGCAACGGCGTCGGCCCCGAGCAGCTCGCGCAGCAGATCGAGGGCTTCCAGACGCAGGTCCACACCGGCGTCATCGACCGGATGCTCACGGCCGGCGCCGATCGGATGGCCACGGTCTACTACGAGGAGACGCGCGGCCAGATCGCCGGCGAGGCCCAGGCGCGCATCGAGCGCGCGCTCGAGGAGGGGACGCTCCGCGGCGCGGCGCAGCGGGAAGCCGACGCCATCCTCCAGGGGACCGACACGCAGACGGCCGCGCTCGAGCGCGTGCGCGCCATCGAGGATCCCAAGCTCCGCGATGCGGTCGAGGACCGGGTCGTTCGCGGCTGGCAGCTTCGGCGCCAGGCCGAGCAGGAAGCCGAGCAGGCGACGCTCGTCGACGCGTACAACCGGCTCGACCAGACGCGGGGCAACCTCTCGGCGATCCCCCCGACGGTCTGGGCGTCGCTCCCCGGCTCGTCGCGCTCGGCGCTCCGCAGCTACGCGCGGGCACTCGTCCCAGGCGCCGCCGGGATCCAGACCAACTGGACGCGCTACTACGAGCTCCTCTCGCTCGCGGCCGAAGACCCGCAAGCCTTCTCGGCGGTCAACCTGCTGAAGGACCGGCATCGGCTCGAGGATACGGAGTTCAAGGAGCTTGTGCGGCTGCAGGCGGGCGCGAAGGAACGCAAGCCCGACGAGGCGCTCGACGAGTTCCGCACCGAACGCCAGATCGTCGACGACGCGCTCTCGGTCGCCGGTCTCGATCCGGGCGTGCGCGAGAACGACGCGGCCGTCGCGCGGCTGCGCCGCATGGTGGCCGAGGGCGTGCAGACCCTCCAGCGGCAGGTCGGGAAGAAGGCCACGAAGGCCGACGTCCAAGCCATCACCGACGACATCCTGTCGACCTCCGTCACGGTGCCGGGCTCCTGGTGGAACGCGCTGCCGGGTGGCCGCCCGCTCTTCGACACCGACAAGCGCCTGGTCGACCTGACGATCCGGGACGTCCCGGCCGGCGAGCGGCCGCAGATCGAGCAGGCGCTCCGCGCGGCCGGCCGCCCGGTCACCGATGAGGCGGTGCTCCAGCTCTACGTCGACAGTCAGCTCCGGCTCCGCCGGCTCAAGGGCGGCCGCTGATGCCGATCAACCTCTACGACGAGACGCTCGCCGAGCTCGACCAGACGCAGCCGGCCGCGCCCCCGGCGCCGCGCCCGAACCTGTACGCCGAGACGCTCCGCGAACAGGACGACAGCCGCACGCAGGGCGTCCGCCGGAGTCTCCTGCAGGTCGACGCCATCCCGCCCGACGAGCAGGCCGAGGCCGATCGGCTGGCCGCGCTCCTCAACCTGCCCGTCGACGTCGTTCGGCGCAACCTGCCGGCGATGCGCCGCCGCGCGCAGACGGTCGAGACCGACTACGCCGCGATCGTGCGCGAGACGCCGCGCCTGGCGGCCTGGCTCGAGGAGGCGGGCAACGCCGCCGCCGCGCAGGACGATCTCCCGCAGCTCGGCTTCCTCGAGTGGCTCACGACGGCCCCGGCTCGCGCAGTCGGCCGCGGCCAGACGCAGGTCGCGCTCGCGCGGCTCCGCGCGGCGACGCTCTTTCGCGCGCCCACGGCCGACGAGACGGCCCGGATCGCCGCGCTCAAGGCCGAGCTCGCCACCGACACGCCGGAGTCGTCCTGGTGGCGCGGCGCCGTCACGGGGGCGGCCGAGCAGCTTCCGATCATCGCCGGCAGCCTCGAGCAGGGCATCCGGCGCGGGGCGCCCTTCGCGGTGACGGCCGGCAGCGCGGCGGCGCTGGCCGGTCCAGCCTCGCCCGTGACGGTGCCGGCGGCATTCGGTGGAGGGCTGGGCGCTGGCGTGCTGACCGGCGCGGCCGAGTTCGCGTTCACGCTCGAGGCCGGCCTCGCCTACGACGAATACCTCGACGTGCACGACGAGACCGGCCAATCGATCGACCCGGCCGTCGCGCGCGGCGCCGCGATCGCAACCGGCGCGGTCAACGCCGGACTCGAAGCGGTCGGGCTCGGCGTGCTCTTGCGCACGATTCCCGGCGTGTCGACGCTCACCCGCGGCGCGACGCGGACCGCCGTCCGCGCGGCGCTCCGCCAGCCGACCATCCGGCGCGCGATCGGCGCTGCCGTCGGCCGATACGCCGGCGCACTCACGGCCGAGACGTCCGTCGAGGTCGCCCAGGAAGTCACCACGATCCTGTCGGGCGAGCTTGCGAAGGCGGCCAGCGGCGTCGAGACCGATCTGGCGACGCCGGCCGGACGCGAGCGCATCGGGACGCGGATCGCCGAGACGGCCGCCGATGCCGTGCAAGCGATGGCGCTCCTCGTCCTGCCCGGCCCCACGCTCGGTGCAACGATCGACGTCGCGCACGCGCGCGCCGCCCGCGCGCAGCAGGCCTTCTTCGAGGCGCTCGGCGAGGGCGCGGTGGCCTCCCAGACCGTCGCCCGCGTGCCAGGCCGGGCCCAGGCGCTCCTCGCCGCGGCGACCCAGGACGGGCCCGTCGAGCGGCTCTACGTCCCGACCGAGTCGTGGACGAGCTACTGGCAGGAGCTCGGCGTCGATCCGGACGCGGTCGCGACCGAGATCACGGGCGACGCCCAGGCGCTCGCGCGCGCCGTGGCCGACGGGCACGACCTGGCCCTGCCGACGGCCGCCTACGCGGTCACGCTCGCCCGCACCGAGCACAACCAGTACTTCGCCCACGAGATGCGGGTCGCGCCCACGGTCATGAACGCGCGCGAGGCCGACGCGTTCCTCGCGGCCACCGAGGCGCAACTGGCTGAAGAGGCCGTCCCGGACCTGAGTGAGCGGCTCGCGGCCATCCGGACGCAGAGCGCCGAGGCCATCCAGCCCCTCCTCGACGCGCCCGTGCCGCCGCAGTTTGCCGAGCTCCCGGCGTCCGAGCGGCGGGAAGTGCGACGCATCCTGGCCGAGCTGCGGGTGTCCGGCGTGCACCTCGAGGACGAACAGGCCGAGGGCTCGAACCTGCTTCGGAACGTCCCGAACGCACCCGTCTTCCAGGAACTCACGCGCGACACGCGGCGCACGGGTCCGCAGCTGCGGCGGTCGCTCGCGCGGTGGATTGGCGGCCGCGGCCAGGCGCCGGCCGTCGTCGCCGCGGCCGTGCGGGTGGCGCGCATCCGGGCCTACCAGGATCCGGACGCCTTCCGGGCCATGCTGCCGCCCGAGGCGGGCATCGTCGCCGGCGAGGTGTATCCGGGCGCGGTGGCCAGCCGGGGCGACGTGACGCCCGTCATCGCCGACGTCCAGGCCCAGCTCGAGGCGGCCGGGATCGACCGCTCGATCGCCGAGGCCTACGCGACGCTCTACGGCGAAGCCTTCGGGACGCTGGGGGTGCGCGCCGGCGTCGATCCGGTGGCGCTCTTCCGGCGGTACGGGCTGACCGTCACGCGACCCGACCTGGCGCCGCGTGCCACGGCGCGCGAGACGACGCTCGCCCAGGCCG